AATTGAACGTAATTTTATAAAATTCAAAAGATTGATCTGAATCAAGAACTAAATATTTTAAAGTGTCGGCAGTAAATTCATTTCTTGCAAAAGTAAATGTTTTGATTTGAGTAAAAGAACTTGATGAATTTCCGCCAGAAATTGTTATAGAAGTTGGAACCCATTCCATCCCGTCAGGATACGGTGTGGCACCGTCAATTATAATTATACCAAGTGCTCTTACTGGTTCATTTACAAGTCTTTGTACAATTAGATTTGCGCCATCATTGAAAGTATAATAATTTGAACCATAAAGATTCCATCCGGCAGTTTCGCTTGTAGCAACTTCTTGCCAACTTACACTTAAAAAAGAAGATGGGACAGGTTCTGTTATATAAGATTCCGTAACTACAGAATTACCTATAGTCCTTACAGAAGGATACGCAGTAAATGATGTTGATGCAGCACTATAAATTTGAACATCATTTAGGTAATGCGTAATAGTTGTGCCAACTCTTTTTAACCTATAAGTATTGACACCGCTTAGTAATGTCTGAGTAGTTCCTCCGACAGATGAACCATTATGCCAAAGAAAGGCTGTGTCTGGATTATTACCGTTACCATAAATACAAGTTAAGTTAGGATAAAAAGAAAGCCCAGATGTTACGTTATTTCCAGTAACACCTGCAAACATATCAACTACGCTTGTTGCCGCAGACCAATCAAATTTAAAGGTGTAATCAAAATCACCAGTGGCTTTATCAGCGTCTGATTTCACTGCAACATCGTTACCAGCTAAGGAAATACCCCCGGAAACGCCTGACGTTGGAGTAATAGTAAGGGAACCTGCTTGGTAGCCTGTTAAGAGATCCCAGTTAATGTAATTGGTAGCGGATATTATTTCCACGTAAGCAGAATCTAATGCTCTCACATTCCAAGGTCTAACTGCTGGAACAGTTAATTGCTCAGTATAGTCTGTTTTACTTAGCACTACAGTATTGTTTAAAGTGAAAGTGAGGTTTGTTCCCGTTTTCTCAATTACCAGAGTATTTTCTCCGGGGGAATTTAGTATAGACAAAGATTGGTTTGGCTGCTGTACTCCTCTATAATAACTAATGAGAAAACTTTGTTGGTAAGTAAGTCCAGTAAAATTAAACTGGCTCTGTGATTCTTCAGTTAGAACACTAGAAATACCATGAACCCAGTCTGCCACAAGATCTGTAAACTTATACGTTATTTTAAAATCTGCACCGTTAGCTATTTTACTAGCATTTGATTTAGTAAAGCTATAAGCAGCAGTAGAAGCCCCTATTAGTCCACCATCAGCTTCTGTAGTAGCACCGTTCAAGAATAAATCCCATATAATAGGATCGCCAACCGGAACTTCTGCAGATTCCACTGTAATATTGTCTACGCCTGTTCCAGTAGTGGATAAGGAGATAGACGCTTTTAATGGGTTAGTATTATTTATGGTTACTTGTGTTTTTATGACATCGTTTATTTTAATATAATACTCAGTTCCAATTCTACCAATTCTCACAATATCGTTAGGATTCGTAACAGAAATAATGCTACTTATTGAGCCATTTACCACCCTCTCCCAATTATTACTAACTGTAAATGCTCCTAGTATAATATTTTGGAATCCGCCATTAGGACTTGTTTGTTCAGCCAATCCAATTACTGATACTCCATAGTTACCTATGTTTAAAAGAGAACTATTGGGAAATTCAATATATCCGTCGCCAGTTATTGTTTCTAGAGAAAGTACATTTACATCATATGATCCCCCTCCGCTAGTTTTTGTAATAAGTCTATTAGCACCTACGGATACTGTACCTACTCCGGATTTATTAGCCACATCCCAGAATTCGTCGGAAACCCCAGACTCTACTGTAATATTAATAGTAGCAGTGGTGGGACCTCCAGAATTAGAAGCTGTTACTATGTAGTTTGCTGCAGCGACTGCCACAGTCGGAGTTCCTGATATTACTCCCGTAGTAGGATCTATTGTCAGTCCAGTTGGAAGTGCTGGAGATATAGAGTAAGAATTAACTGTTCCAATTACACTTGGAACATTATTCGTTATTGTTTCATTTTGAGTATAAATGACTGGAGTTGTGTAGCTAAGAGAACTGGGAGGAGTTACAAATATTACATCAAAATCCACAATTACCAATTCACTTCTTGGTACTATAAAAATACCACCATCGAAGTCTATTATCTTTATTACTTGTATTTCAAAAAAGTTTCTCGCTGTAAGAGATACATCAAAAAACCCTGTTGGGGAAGAAAGAGTAGCGTTAAACTCAACTATTTCTTGTTGATTGCCATCAAAGCTTTTATAGCTTAATATTACTTTATTCCAGTTTGTAGTTACTGAAAAATAACTGTCTGCGGAAACTGATGCTAAAGCCGATAATTCTGATTTGTTTAAGGTTATAGTTGCCGGAACTCCTTTAAAAATTCCGCCTACTGGTTTTGTAATTATCGCCATACAGTTCCTTTAGTTAAAAAAGGGCAGTCTTTCGACTGCCCCCATTGTAGTTACGATGCTGGAGAAAAAGTTATCATAAATCCAAAAAATCCATTCAAAGGATCGGTAAAGGTTATTTTAAGCAACCCTCCCATCTCTTCCCCACCAAGATCTTCTTTCGAAGCCAGAGTAGTTATAAACGGATCTCCTTGTTGTGAGGCAGGATACATAACGATATTATCACCTACTTGTAGCTGTGAAAACTGTTCAGGACTCATGTGCCAAGCTTGGAAAGAAGGATCTTTACCATAAGTTACATAAGTATTTCCATCCCAAGTCCAAAAACTACTTAAAGTAAAAGGTGAATAGCTTCCGCCTCCGCCTCCACCGCCTCCGCCACCGTCGCCAGCGTTGAAATCAACGTCGAAATCGGCTGTAGTGAGGGAACCTCTTCCTATTGTAAATATTCCTCCATCGAAATCAACAATTTGAATTGTTTGAACTTCAAACAAATCTAAAGCTCTTGTTGATACATTAAAGTTTGCTGTCGGATTTGCATCAGAAGCGTTAAATTTTAACACCTCATACTGATTACCGTTAGAACTTTTGTACTTAACTAAAACTGATTGCCAATTTTGCATATCTGAGTAATATGCATTTGAAGAAACTTCATTTAAAGCTGCCAGATCCGACTTGCTTAAAGAAAAACTCATAGGAGTTCCTTTTGTCAGAGTTGCTGGTTTTGTAATTATTGCCATATATATTTTCCTTTTATGTTTTAAAAGGAGGGAGCCATCTCCCTCCGTTTGTGTTACACTTATTAATAATAATAAGTTACTTTTACTACATCGCCTTCAGCAGCAGCAATTTCATCTTCGCTATCGTGAGCAAAATCTCCGATGAAAGTTACAACATTACCGCTAATACTGTAATCTAAACCTTCGTGGAGAGCTAAACGACCTACGAACATTACTGTAGACTTAGCTTTTGGAGAATGAGCAAGAGTTACACCAGTAGGATTTACTCCTAAAGTGAAAGATTCTTTTTCAAAAGCAAGAGCTTCAAGAACATCAAGTCTTCCATCAAGTAGACCTTCAGCAGTTTCAGCACGAGACTGCTCTGCATCAACGTCAGCGATTCTATCAGAGATTTCCTGAGTTAACTGAGACTGTAGAGAAGACTCTACGCCCATAGCTCTTGACTCTTCAGCATCTACATCAGCTTGACGATCTGAGATTTCTTGATCAATTTGATCTTGTAGATCAGACTCTACTCCCATAGCACGAGACATTTCTTCGTCTACATCTGATTGACGATCTGAAATCTCTTGAGTAAGTTGAGTCTGTAGAGACTCTTCTACGCCCATAGCTCTTGACATTTCCTCGTCAACATCAGCTTGTCTGTCAGAAATTTCTTGTGTAATCTGACTCTGTAAAGAAGCTTCTACACCTTCAGCACGAGACTGCTCTGCAGCAATTGCATTGCTAGAATTCTGAGCTAAAGTAGTAATTGCGTCATTGATGTCAGAATCGGCATCTTGGAACGCAGCTACGATTTCAGTCAATGAATCTAGAGCAACTGGATCAATATTACTTAGAACATTATCGATTTGAGACTGGAGAGACTGCTCAACAGACATAGCTCTTGACTCTTCAGCACTTACAGCAGAAATTCTATTAGAGATTTCCTGATCAAGTTGAGACTGAAGAGATGAATCTGCTGCAATACGAGCAGATGCTTCTGCCTGATCGCCTTCATTTCTGTTCTGAGTTTCAAGTATTAATCCACCATTAAGCGTATTAAATTCATTTTTTAGATTGGCATCTAAAATTTTAGTAGCGTCGTGTATAGAAGTAGCATTCATAATATAATGAACACCATTCTGATTAAACGCTGTAATCTGAGGCTCAGATATGTATGAACCGTCTGATTCTAATCCTACACCAACTTGAGTGGCATCTAATTCTGATTGTAAAGAACTTTCAACACCCATAGCTCTTGATTCTTCAGCATCAACGTCAGCAATGCGATCGGAAACTTCCTGAGAAAGATCAGATTCAAGAGAATCAATATCATTTTCAGCAGTAGTTAAACGAGCATCTACACCACTAACATCAGATCCAGTATTAAAAATTTGAGACTGAAGTACAGCTATATCTGACTCAGCTCCATCCATTCTTACTTCTAGGAAGCCGATATCACTTTCAGCAGTTGTAAGTCTAGAATCTAATCCAGATTCAACACCCATAGCTCTTGACTCTTCAGCGTCTACATCAGCGATTCTATCAGAAATTTCCTGAGTAAGTTGAGACTGTAAACTAGATTCAACAGACATAGCTCTTGATTCTTCTTCGTTTACGTCAGCAATTCTATCAGAAATCTCTTGTGTTAACTGAGATTGTAAACTAGATTCAACACCCATAGCACGAGACATTTCTTCATTTACGTCTGCAATTCTATCAGAAACTTCCTGAGTTAATTGAGACTGAAGATTAGAGTCTCCAGCAACACGATCAGAGATTTCTTGAGTAAGTTGAGATTGTAAGCTAGATTCTACGCCAGTAGCTCTAGTTATTTCTGAATCAAGTTGGGACTGAAGACTAGAATCGCCAGCAATTCTGTCCGATACTTCTTGAGTTAGTTGAGACTGGAGAGATCCTTCTACACCCATAGCACGAGATTCTTCTGCATCAACATCAGCTTGACGGTCAGAAATTTCTTGTGTAATTTGGGATTGTAAGCTAGACTCAACACCTTCCGCACGAGATTGCTCTTCATTTACGTCTGCAATTCTGTCTGAAATTTCTTGAGTGATTTGAGCTTGTAAAGAAGCTTCAGCAGCCATAGCACGAGATTCTTCTGCTTCAATGTTTCCAGAAGAGTTACCTGCTAAAGTAGAGATAGCTCCTTGAAGAGAACCGTCTGCAGCTTGAAAAGCAGCAACGATTTCTGTAAGAGAATCTAAAGCTGTAGGATCGATATTGCTTAGTACGTTATCGATTTGATTTTGAAGATTCAAATCTCCAGCAATACGAGCTGATTCTTCTGTAGAAAGAAGACCTTCAACACGAGTTACTTCAGATTGTCTTGTTGAAACTTCAGAATTAATTTGAGACTGTAAAGAATCCTCAACGCCCATAGCACGAGATTCTTCAGAGTTTACATCAGCAATTCTGTCAGAGATTTCTTGAGTAAGTTGTGATTGTAAAGACTGATCTCCTGCAATACGGTCAGAAACTTCTTGAGTTAGTTGAGACTGCAATGAGCCTTCAACAGCCACAGCTCTTGACTCTTCTTCATTCACATCAGCAATACGAGCAGATTGCTCTGTATCGATGTTAGACTGAAGTACTGATCTTACAGATTCTACATGAGCTTCGATATCGCCTTTAAACGATAATTCGTCGCCTTCCGAAATAAGTTTTCCATCAGCGTCTTTTTTAAGAAGCTCTACCTCTCCGGTTGGAGTTTGAAGACGAAGTGCTTCGCCATTCAAGAGTTTAAGCTTCGATCCGTCAATCGAATCAGGAGCTATAAACTTCTTTTTAATTTGTTGTGCCATAATGATTACCTCCTAGTAATGAAAATATATGACGTTAATAATATCATCTACTTCTAAAAATCCATCCAATCCTAAATTTGCCCAAGATAGTTCGTTCTGAACCACAGTAAAGTCTATACCAAAATTTTGCTCGATTCCCCCTTCTGGTATAAGTCTTACATTTTGTACACTCTCTGGCAAGTAAGTCAAATAGACTTTCTTTTCAATGACGTTCCCTATTTCTAGGGAAAATGTTTCTTTCTTCATTTTTAATCCGGCAGTTTTTCCTATTTCAAAACCACCCACTACTGATCCATCTCCTCCAAAATAAGCACTACGATCTAAATCGTAAACTATTTCTGAAGCTGATAGAACTAACTGAGTTCTCTGATCACTTGTTATCTTTGGTACTCGAAATATAGCCATAACTACACCCTTTCCTGTAAGTCTATAACGCTGTCATCAGCATTTCTAAATCCAGTGTCCAGTATAATATCTCCCTCTAAACTTCTATTGCCGAAATCGACAAAGCCGGGACTTGGAGATTCATCTACTCCGAGTGGATTTATATAATTAATCCTTCCTGTAAAAAAATCAAAGTAAATCATAATCGTTCTATAGAGTTAATTTTTCCATTAATATCGTAACCAAATACTAATGTTGCTAAAACTTCTCTATCCTCTCCATATTTAGTTGTAAATATAGTAAACGGACAAGTGCCTTCGCTCGCTTCATCCGTAGATCCGATTAGATCATTCACAATAATTAATTTGTTCTCATTTACTATATTTGTTAAAAACTTTCCGGTCATGCTTATTGCCAGCTTAGTAGCCTGAGTTACTTGCGATGCACTAGCTCCTAAGTTAAGTGAAACCATAATTCCGGTTCTACCTGCAATATTAGGATTTACTCCACTATTCGCTATGTTGTACCATATGTAATATCTGTTTTCATTTTCTGCAGAGTTTAATAACCAATATCTATTGTTTAGACTATTAGAATCTCTTCCTGTAGTGTTTTTTATAATAAGTCCAGTGTTGTAATCTTCTGAACTTTGTTTTTCACCTATTGTAGAACTTGATATTACTACGTAGTCTAATGTAGAAATAGCTATGAATTCTTCGTCTAGATTTAGAGTTTGAGATACTCTTTGAGCTATTGTTTCTGAGTTATTTGAAGCAAATAAATTTACTTCAATGCTCCTATCGTAATTAACTCCAGTAGGGATACTGTTATCAAAATCAACATTAAACCATACCAAGACTTTGCCAAAGTTGTCATAAATGATAAATCCTTTTCCGCCTAATGAACTAGCAGATCTCCCTGAGAACTTTATAGATGTTTTATGTGCAGTACCTACTATATCCTCAGTAAGGTCTATTGAAGTCTCTTGATACACTCCATTAGAGAGGTATCTGGCGTTTCTTACTTTACCAGTACCATAGCCAGACTGAACGTAGTCAAATTCAACCTTCCCAAATCTAATAGGGACTAAGCTACTAACATCTACAACGTCCATGGCTTTTGCATTTTCGTTATGTGAGTTAGTTAATGCATTCGTATAGTCAGTAGAATTAGGTTTTTGATTTTTTATAAACATAATTAAACACTCGTGGTTAATGCTCTAAATTTAATCACTCCGCTAACAAAACCAGAATATGTAGGAGAAGTATATAAAACTTGTCCTGAAGAGTTTATGGTAAAATAAACTCCAGAGTTATCTCCAATGGAACTTATAGAGATGAACCAATTAGATCCTTTTTGTATTCCTTTTATTGTAAACTCTTCGTATAGTGATGCAGTGGCAGTTATGCTAACGGAGGCTATTGCTTCAAACGATCTAACTATTGCGTTATTAAAAGAAAATCCTAACACTGTCTGAGTTAATTGATTTTGAGTAATAGAAAAAGAAGTTTCGCTTATATCTCCAGAAGATTTTAGGTTGTATCTAGCATCTCCTCTTTCGTCTGTATGATACTGAATATGATCATCCCCAGCTAAACCAGACAATAAACTGTGAGTAGTGGCTTCTCCTGCTGGAGTGTAAAGTTGAGTTCCTCTGAAGTCAACGTAATCTGCTCCATTTATATTCACAATTCTAGCATCTATAGCATTAGCGTAGGTGTTAGTCTGGAATATTACTGTACCAATTGGCACAAATTCTGCAAAAGGAAGATCTGACAATGTGGTTATTTCAGTACTTGCGGCATTTCTCGCTGCAGAAACGCTATTATATTGATTTATACCTTGAATACCTATAATTTTATTTTCTATATCATTAGTAGCAAATAAATGTACTAGTACGAAGTCGTTAGAAGAAACTTGGGTTAACTGCCAAGCCCCGCCTGTATATTGGTTATAAGGAAGTCTACCGTTAGCTCCAGTATATCCAGCAGAGCCGCTGTAAATAACAGGAAAATTATCAGCAGATTTCTTTCTCCACAATTGTCCTTGCCTAAATAATATTGGTATTTGTGTTTGAGCATTTATAACATGTAAAATATCTTCATCTCTTATCGAACCAGAATCAGCCGTAAATTGAGCATGGGAATCTAGAGAACCATTCCCTATGGTAAATCCTTGTAGAGCTAATCCTGATAGATATCTAGCACCAAGAACTGTATGTAGATAAGCTTGTGTAGCTCCGTCCATAGTTAAACCGTGGCGTTCTTCTGCAAAGTAAATGTAGCTATTAGTGTCCGTATTCCAATAAAATAAAGAAACAAGAGCACTGTCTTCAAATAACGATGTATTAAAAATAGTAGTGTGGGATAAAACTCCTGTACTATTGTAGTATAAATAATGAATACCTGCAGTAGGAGATGCTATCTGAATAGATTCTGCGGAAGATTTTGTATATTTTGTTCCCTTAACGTAAAACTGAAAGTTAGTTACTACTGGAGTTATAGTAAAGGTTACTGTATTTGTTCCCGAATTGTAAGACAAACCAAGTGTTGAATCTGTTCTATTTAAGAACCCTGTAGGCTCTTTCATGTCCTCGAAAGCATCTAAAGAAACACCAGATCCGCTTTGTAGTCTATCAGCTAGTTGATCAAGAGCTTCCTTTATGTCATCTGGAACAGGAGAAATCCAATCTAATGTGTCTGCCGGAGTATAATCTAAAATTGCATTTAATTGAGATACGTTGACAGCATCATTACTATCTGTGCCGTTTGCTACGTTTTTAATTTGATTAAAGTTTACAGTAATGTAATCTCCATCTAAAGACAGCTTACCTCTAGTTCCAGTACCTTGTGGATTTCCGGTAGTTATGGAGATATCTCCAGAATCTGCAGCAACACCAGTACCTTTGATAAACGCATTAGCAGTTTTTATTGTAATATCACCAGAACTTATTTCTAAGTTAGTGGCAGTGTCCATATCTCCAGATTGACCTCTTGTTTCAAGATATACTTGTCCAGAAGTAAAACTCCCGTTAGTATTTCCGACAACCATAGGACCGTGAAAATGTATAGTCCCTCCACTTTGCCCTTCAGAAGCCCACGATCCTATATTTCCTTGAGTTGAAGTAGTAGAACGGGATGGAACATATAAACTAGCATAGTTATCGTTAGCAGTATATTGCAAATGGATAAAATTTGTTAAGCTAGGATTTCTAACTTCTAATGAAGATTTTACTGAAGTGTTAGGCTCTCCTGTACCATTGTCAAATATACTAACCGCATCATTAACAGTTTCAGATGCAATATTAATTCTTTTAGCAGAAATATTTACATTACCTCTATCACCACTTCCTTCTGGATTTCCTGTTGTAATATTGATATCGCCAGTATCAGCGTTTGCACCAGTTCCAGATACATAAGCATCTTCAGTCGAAATATTCACATTACCAGAATTAATTTCTGCATTTACAGAAGGGGTGATATAGTCTGTGCTATGAGCAATAATATTAAAATCCCCACCACTAAATGATCCACCAGTTGATGTATATGCTTTTGTAGACTTTAAATTAAATGGACCACCGTTTTGATTATCTTGTCCCCAACCATTTATCGAAAATCCGTTCGTAGGACTTCCCTGAAAAATTCTTATTCCTACAGAATTATTTGCCTCTTCAGCATCATGAAGAACTTGAAAGGATGATAAGCCTTGAGTATTTTGAACATTAAATACAGAAAACTGTCCTGAAGCAGCAGTAGTTGTAAGAAAAACTGTCGTATTTTGACCATTAAGTTCAATTGATCCTCTACTACCAGTAGTACCACCTGTCTCTATTGTAATATTACCAGAGTTTCCTGCTGGTTGATATTTAGTTCTAATTGCAAAATTCGAAGTACTAACCGATTCTAAGCTAACTCCCTCTGGAATTGCAGTTGCTACTAAATTATCTAGATTGGTATTAGCTTTATTGTCTACATTGACAGATACATAGTCCGTAACTTGAAGCCAACTACCCGGATAAGCTGGAGGTGGATAACCAGCTGCGCCAATGAAATTAATCATTCTAAACGAAGCACCATTATACATAACACCGTCACCGACATTATAGGTTACTCCATTATTATAATCCCCTGTCCAATTTACATCAGTAATTAAATCCAAAGCTGCTTGTGTAGCATCGCTAATTGGTTTATCAGCATCACTAGTATTGTCTACGTTTTCTAAACCAATGTCATACTTGTCTAAAATTACGTTTCCAGTCTGTTGATTTACCGAAATTACCGGAGCTTGAGCTGAGGTAATATAGCCAGCCGGATTTGATGCGTCATATTTTAAATCTAAAGCATCTTGAGTATCGTCGCTAATAGGCTTATCTGCATCGCTTGTATTATCTACATTACCAAGTCCAATGTCTGTTTTATCTAAAACCACATCACCAGTTTTAGTGTTAACAGATGTTACTGGAGGTATTGCTCCGGGAGATATCTCTACATAGGCAGATCCAGACCAACGATATATTTTATTAGTATCTAATGTTACATAAATTTTACCAGTTTCCCCAATTGTTGGAAAAGCTGCTAAATTAGCATATTCTAAAACATCGTCTACGTAAGATGGTAAGTATATTGAATCAATTTTTGAAGCAGAGTTAAGCGGAACTGTTCTGATTCTTAGTTCCATCTCTTGCTTACGAGTTGGAGAAAATACTCCTAAACTTTCCACCATCCAACTTACTTCTCCAGCAGGTTCTGCAGAGCTTGAGTTTAAAGCTGCGGTTAAAATAATCTCTGATGGATTTTTATCACCAATAGATTGAACCGGAACTAAATCAAGAACAATGTGTTGAAGTTCTGGGTGTACAGGAGGGTTAGTGCCAATATAAAATAAGTATTTAGTGCCAGCAGACAACGGAGATAAGGCAGCTGTAGAAAGTTCATAAACCCATCTAGAGTGTGCAAATCCAAATAAGGCATCTCCAGTCCCAGTTGGCAAAGAGTATAGGGCTATTATTGGCTTAGAGTTTTTATTATCTAAAGTCATTACTATATAAGCATTAAAATTTGCTTGAGTAATAGCACCTTGATAATTCGAACTTAGTGGATTACCATCAAAAAAATACCAATTGATTTTTTGACCTGTTGCATTTTGAAAGTACCATCCATCTCTTATTAGAGTAGAAGTATCTCTTATACCCGGCATTCCATCCGCATATATTGAAGCGTTATTTTCAAATACGTGAAACCTTATAACTTCTGAAGTGTCTTCTAAGGCTTCAATTCTAGTATCTAATCCGTCTAAAGCGTCTTGAGTATCGTCACTAATAGGCTTATCTGCGTCACTTGTGTTATCTACGTTGCCTAGTCCTATGTCTGTTTTGTCTAGTACAACGTGTCCAGTTTTAGTGTTGACAGATAATACTGGAAAATCAGGTATAGCTACACTAAAATCTATAGACTTATTTGTATTATCACCTGTTATAGTTACTGAGCCATTATCTGAAGTAAAGGTAAGTACCTCTATATCAGTTAAATCTGTGCCGGAAGGAACACCTATAGACTCTATAGCAGACCCTCCGGCTTCCTTAAAAGACGCAGCCAGTAATTTTACACCAGCGTTAGAGAGTGCGCTAAAAACTGTACACTCTATTTTTATTTCTTCATAGGTAGATACGTTTACTACCTCATTAGATGATCCTGTTATGGTTTTTAAAGGCACAAAGCTAGATTGACCTGTTATCCTACCGCTAACTACTATGGTATTTCCAGATCCAGCATTTTCTACAACCACCCTAACTTTGTCTTCGTCGTTTATATCAAAAATACCAAGATCTTTTGTAGATGTCAGTATTTGATTAATTCTCATTTTAATGTCCATAATTAATCCTTATTTACTTTTTTTGAAAAAGCCCTGCCAAAATATAAAGAGGCACAAATTATTAATAATTCAAGAGTATTATCCACATCTACTCCATCTACTATCTTAGTAAATTTGTTTATTAGCGAAAAAAAAGACAAGAAAAAAGATAACAATAATAGCGTTAAGGAAACACTAGGTTGCTTAGTTACAGGATCTCTTACGAATATTATAGGAAATCCGCTATCTTGCAGTTCTTTTAGCTTCTTTTTGAGTTTATTTACCATTTTTTACAGCTCCAGTATCGGGCTGAAAGTTTAGTATTATCTTGATCGCATTTGTGCCTAGCACGAAAAGATTTACGCCTTGCTGGTATGTGTTTCTTTATCTTCATGTTTGGATCACCAAACCTTACAATCTTTTCCTGACCGTTTTCACAAGCTTTAACTACGAATTTTTTACGTTCTCCGGGAGTTCTTCTAGGACTGTTACATCCTAAAGTGTCTCGTAATTTCTTAAATCTCATTTTAAGCTTTTCCTTAATTTATTAAACCTAATCTTACTATATTGTCTGCCTTCTCTTGTTGCTTTATTTTTATCAGCTATTGCTCGTTTTTTTTGGGATGGTGTTAGTTCTGACCAAGTTTTAGGAGTATCTTTTGTAATACGTTTAGATGGACGGCATTTTGCATCATCTTTACCTTTATCGGAACCACATTCTACATATTTATTTCCGACTTTTTTTGTCCATTTTTCTGAAAACCAGCGTTTAAGACTCATTTATACATCTCCATTAATTTTAAAATGAGCACTTATTTTACTAATTTTTTTAAAAAACTCAGATACAGAATATGTATTTTTCATAGAATTACACCAAGAACAACAAGGCACAGAATTTTCTAAAGTATATCCTTTATTATTATCAAGTCTATCTATTCCGTTGCAATTATAAGTAAACTGAGAATATTTTTTATGCATTATTTTTATACTATCTTTATCTCCGCAATAATAGCATGAATTTTCTGAAATAGATTTAAAATCCGAATAAGATAAAGAAAATTCTATTTTTCTTTTTTTAGCACTTGTTTTATATCTGCTAAACACTGAATTTTCCAAACTATTTTGAAGTTCTTTTCTGACATAGCATCCACAAGATTTAGTTTTATTGTTGTTTAAATTAGCAACACAAACTTCTACTCGATTTCCGCATTTACAATCACAAGTATATTTTTTAGTTTGTTTGTTGTAAGCAACCACAGTTAAATATTCAATTGTTTTTCCTATCCATTTTGGAATGTTATTTTTATTCCTAAGTTTTTTTCTACAATCAATGCACTCATCACATTTACCATCTGGTTTATTTTTATTGTTGTAAAATAAACTAGAGTCTTTATCAAATTTACAAACATAACAATGTTTCATTTGTATTTTCCGCCTCTTTTCTTAAATTGCCTAACAATCCATGCTGAGGAATATGCACTCGGATAATCATTGCCAAACTTAGCCCTCGCTTCTGACTTAACTCTTGAGTAGAGATTTTGATCTGCTGGAACTGATCCGTTAGAAGTCCTCCCTTGTAGTTTATCACGAAGTTTTTTAAATCTCATTTTATTCCTCAGAGCACTCTTTGCAGCCAAGTTTCTTTTTAAGCTTTTTAAAGCGTTTTTTACCCACGTTACCTTTAGTGTATTCTTTTGCTTTTTCTGGAGATAATCCGGGTACTTTTAAAGAACCTGACTCTACTGCTTTCATAAATTTAAATTGTTGTTGTGATTTAGCAGGAATACCCCACCTCCTGTTATTCTATAATATTAGATTCTAATAAAGCTTTTAATTCTTCCAAACTTGGGCAGGAGATATTTTTAAATCTCCATCCAGACTGATCTCCAGCTTCTACTAAAGCCGGATTCCAGTTATCTCCAGAATCTAAAAGCTCTTGCTTATCTTGTAAAAACAAGCTAACTGCAAGTGCAATATCTGAAAGCTTTGGTAATTCTGGAATAATAGGCAATTCTTCGGCTAGTGCTGGAGTTTGCTCCGACACAAGCGTAAATTCTGCTTCAATATCTGGTTTAATTTCTTCGTTCATACTAATCCCTATTTAATTTTTTGAATTGATCCAGTTAAATAAACTTCATTATCTCCGAACGAAGATACTACACCTAACGGCTCTCCAGCAGCATTTGCCCTTTGCTGTACTTCAATTGTAGTTTGTGATGCTACAGTAAATACTCCACTAACTCTACAAGTAGATAAGTCATTTTGACCTCCGCTTGTATTATTATCTTGTGCAGTAGTCCCAACTACAAGAGTTGTTGAGTTTGTAACATCATAAATTCTAATTTTAGATATAAGATTTCCTGTTGTATTTGATCTAATTATTCCACCACTAAAATCAGTTTGATATGTACCGGCTGATAAAACTATTTGACTATTAGTTCCTCCAGCTCCAGTAAAGGATGCAGAATTTAAAATAATACCAGAAAAATCATTTAGTGTATTTAATCTTCTAGCTGCATATACTGAACTAGTATTTTGTGGAGATGTTCCACTTGCGTACTGCTCGCTTAGCGTTGCAATTCTAGGCTGAAGCAAAGGAACGCCAGTTAAAGCTGGATTCTTGCTTGCGTTGATTACGAGGTAGCCTGATGATTGTGCTCCACCGTCGGAAAAATTAAATCTAGATTGAGAAATTGCAGTTCCATCCGTAAGACCGGCATCTACAATCAAAACCCCTGTATTTTCATTATAATCTTTAAATTGAGCACCTTTTGATTCAGCAGAAGAAACAAGATAGTAATCTAAATTACCAGCAGTTACTTTTCCAGCACTCTTATACAAGTCTAAAGTTCTACCCTTCAATCCCTTACCAATCTGAATAGCAACCACCGCTGGCTGAGCTGCTGTACTAGCTGCGTTATATGCTCTAGCATAAAGCAAGATACCATTCGTATTCATATTCTCTGTAGATTGAGTTGGAGCTGTCGTTGTCTGCGTTCTCGTATTTGTGTTAGCAGCATACGTAAACGTAATGAAAGTTCCAACAGGAGCATTTTGCAATGTGCTGAGCGTGTAAGCTGAGCTTGAGGCATACGTTAAGGATGCTGTATCTGTGCTAAAAGTTTCTGGAGCTGTAAGTATTTGGTCGGAGAGTGCTGTGGCTGTACAATATACAGATACATTGTTTATTCCATTAGAGTCTGTTCTAAATTCAAAAAAATCACCCACAGACACTTGTTCGCTGTAGCTGATAGCTGCTGTGTAACTATTTGCTTGCATTGTAGTACTGGCTACTGTCGTTGTTCCATTTTTAATTAATTGTATGTCCCTAACACCACTTGCATTACTTCTGGCTGTATAGTTTACATCAATAATACAAGTTTTTAATGCTGTAATTCTACCACTAGAATAAGAAAGAATTCCTTTATTTGTATTTTTACTTACTGTAAAGTTAGTTATAATAGCCGCTGCTGCTATTGAACCGTTAGTTAAGGAAATATTTTCATAATCAGGTTGAGGATTGTATAATGAAGTTTGTCCTAGTTGAATATCGTCAAAGTTTAATACTTTAGTAGAATTTGATACAGCGACTTTAAATCCAATTCTAATAGAAGAACACGTAGTTGGTATAGTTACATATCCTTTAAATACTTTTGTACTAGAAGATCCTTCTAAGAAAAAACTAGTTGGTATTACTGTAGAGTTTGTTACATTATACACAACCACTTCTATATCATTATTATTCCCATTATAATTAAAAGGAAAACTTAAAATACAATCTTGACCTCTAAATCTATTAGCTACTGGTTGAGCTGGAGATGCAAAGTAATCGTTTAAGGAACCAGTTGCTTGAGTATATTTATATGAAGACAATCCATTAAGAGGAGATACAGTTTCTTTTGCAAAAGTTCCAGAGATAGTTCCTCCTCCTAAAAAAGAAGAATTATTTCCAGTAGACCAATTAGATATCAATTCTGTACCATCTAATACAAATACAGTATCTGAGGTTGCAGAACCAGATCCGACACTAACTAGATTTCCATCTACTACTTGATACATTGACTTAGTATCTGTTGCAAAACATAATTGTCCATTACCATTAGGAGGGGTAAAAGAAGCCGCATATGATAATAAGTTAGTATAAGTATTTTGCTTAACATCTAATCTAGCTGGAGTAATCACAGAACCATTGGTTAATGTACCTCCAGACTCATCAACTTTTGTATTTGCATTACTCTGTATTTCTTCTAAAGCCAAGTCTAATTCAGTAGCAGTAACTCCAGTAGCAGACACTTGTATAGTGTTCTCTGCAGTAGAGATAGTCTTATTCGTCAAGTATTGACCTTGAGAACTAGTGATTACTTCCCTAACGGCTCCTTCCACGTACGTTTTAATTCTAGCAGAAGACGAGTTAAGGAATAGTGATCCTTCTTCGTTGTCCGAAACGTCAGAGGATTCTCCTCTGAGTATTATGCCTTTTGTAAAACGATTTGGTATGTTTGACATAAGTACCTTATGATATTGCGTTATATTCCATTACAACAGCTCTCCAAGTTCCAGTGCCATTTATAACAGTACCGGAGGGGAGCCAAAGCTCAGCAATTGTAGTTTTTTGATCATTAGTTTCAGTAAATGCAGCTCCAGCTGTACCGGGATCAGAAGCAGTAGTAGTAACTAGAGCATTAGATAAGGAAGTGTTGGTTTTTAAATTATCACTAGCTAAAACTGAATTTTGAGTTCCTCTTATTGCAGTAACTCCTCCTATTGTGAAAGTTGCTGATCCTTCTAAATTTATCAGAACTCTAGCAAATCTTCCTGTAGGTATAGTGTATGAAGCAGTTTTAACTGATACCGCTAAAGGATTGTTATCAAAGGGTACAAATACTCTTGAACTCATAAAATTTTAACTCCTGTCAATACTACTTGTATAGTACCGACATATCCTGTTGGTATATTACTAATGTCTAAACGTACAAATTGACCGTCATTTATAGTAGAGATAACAAAGCCATCTTCGTTTGTTCTTGTAGCTTGCATGTATTCGTTATATCTTTCTGGGTAGTTTATTACTTTTTTTAGAAATTGTCCACCTAAAAGTATCCCATCAGACTGTATCCAGAACATTAAATCTCCAAAAACGAAAGGCACTGAATAAATTAAATTAAAATTAGTTTTAGCAAAAAAATTAAATGCCTTATCTTCACTACCGTTTGCGTTTAATCTATAAACACCATTTACGGAATTGTATTGTCCTTGTAACAAAATTTTGTTATCGTATTGTAAATTTATAGCAGAAGGTGCGGTGACTTTATTTAATATATTATCTTTAAACTCGGAATCCACGGTAAGATCTGAATTTAATCTTAATATTCGATTTAGTCCGGTTACGGTGTTGTAGTTAGTAAAAGATCCAGAAAATAATATTTTACCATCTGACTGTACTCTTATTCTATTAACACTACTGTTGAATTTATTTGTAGTTGCCGCTGTAAAATTCCCATCTATAGATCCGTTTCCTATATTGAATCTTGCAGCATTATTTAATCCAGAAGATCCCCCGTAATTTAAAAATGTTCCACCAATATAAACATGTGTTGAAGTTAGAGCAAAATCAGTAATAGAGCTTGAATTTGGAACACTAATCTCTACAAAAATAATATCTGTAATTCCAGAGTTGTTGCACTTTATAATATTTTGGGAGTAATTGTTTAGAGAAATATATTTAAATTTTTTATAAAAAATATTACTATCTATGCTTTTTACTTGTCTACAATTTTCTTGAATAGATGCTCCTACGTCTATTGTAAATTTTCCCACCATATTGACATTAAATGGATCATTAGGATTAAAAGATCCGTCAGCATTAAGTCTAATTAAGCAGTTAACTCCAGATGCCTTGAAATTACTGAAATCTCCTGCAACTAATAAAGTTCCACTATCTTCTAGTAAAATATCATATATTGCTGAATTAAAGTTTGGACTGTTTAGTGTTCTTGTTGCATTTTCTGTAAAAGTAGTATCTTCTGAACCATCTGAGTTTATTCTGATGATATTCTGTTTAGTAACGTCTCCTTTAAAAGAGAATGATCCAATTACTATATATTTTTTTTCACTTCCAATAGTCTGTTCAATGACTTTAGATATAAGAGATATTGCTGGAAAGTAAGTACTTACTGCAGAGTTGAATACCGTATCATTTTCTGCTACTACAAACTTTACGGTAGGAGTTGTAGTTGGTGAGAATATACTCTGCATGGACTCGTCTGGAAGACTTCCAACCTTACAGTCCATTTGAAGAACACCATCATATACTTCATTTTTACCAAAGATTTGTATATTAGCTTTTTTAAAAGCTATATCGTCTGTAGCTTTATGATACATGATTCCGGTTACAGAGGGAGCTGTGGAACCTATAGTTATAGTGCTGTTAAAAATCTCTACTTCTGCACCACTAGTGTCATCTATTAACATTCTAATTTCAGCTAATGCCGCATCTAATTCAGTAGATACAACTCCGCTGGCTGAAACTTGAATAGTATTGTCATTTGTGGATATAGTTTTATTTGTTATTACTTGAGATTGAGAAGTAGTTAATATTTGTCTTTCTTGGTTTTCGATTTGAATTTTTAATCTTTGATCAGAAGAATCTATAAAGATTAGACCATTAATTAGATTGCCATTTTTTAATTTATCTAATGAAGAAATACTACTAGCACTACATGGTTTTAATAGCAATCCGTTTTGTAATCTTTTAGTTCTTATTGCCATAGTATGTAATTAGGTTCTAAGAACCCCAATCCCTCTAAATTTTATTATACCACTACTTCCGTTAATATCTGTAGTAGTATACTTTACTTGACCTGTAGAATCTATACTGAAAGTTATTTCAGCATCTCCAATACCTTCTACTTGAATATCCCAAGGATCTAATAAACTTCCGTTATTCAATCCTGAAATTCTAAATTCTTCTGAATATTGAGTTATGGGCGCAGATGAAGTTCCTGTATATCTCCAAACATTCCCTTGAACATAAAAAGATCTCACTTCTGCTACTGAAAAAAAGAATCCGTCGATTGGTTGATTTTGTACATTATTTAAGATTATGTCCGAAGTTTCGAGAATATCATTCGGACCTTTAATAGAATTGAGAACATTTGTTACAGCTACTGCCCAACCTGTGGCAGATTCACCCCAAGGTTGCTGCTCTCCTTGCTCTGGATAATCAAAGGGAATATTATTTACCGTTAAAGTAATTGCCATATCAGCACCTCTGTATATATTTGTTATTTAAGTACAAAGAAAGAAGGGGAAAGTTTTAGCTTTCCCCTTCTGTGTTACGTAATGTAACTTGTTGAAATTAAGCAATTCCAGTATAGACTAATTGATGACCGATCTTGATACAGAATAGAGCTTGGTTAGTATAACAACGGATACCAACACCAGCGTTATTCTCAAGAAGATGGAAGAAATCTTCATTGCTAAGAGGGTTTTTGAAAGTAAGGTCAGTAGAACCAACACGAACAAACTGCTCATGATTAATAGCATAAGCATAACCTTCTTTTACGAAGATAGAAGCTATGATTGTCATTTTACCGTTTTGAGAAAAGAACTCAAGAGCTTCTGAGCCATTTTCTGCTTTAGAAGACTTATAAGATACATCAAAACGACGAGAACCAGCCTGTTCTGTCATAAGATCAGACCAAGTTTTTGGAGATACATACACAGTAACGTCAGACTGAAGACCTTTTGCAACTGGCTTAGCAAGACCTGTAGCTAGTTTTTTAAAGTCAAGAGCACCACCTACTGAATGAGAGTTACCCTTCCATAGAGAATATTGAGAAGCAGAGATACCGAATAGAGATCCAGTATTAGTGATGATCTTATGAAGACCAGCCATTTCCTTACCTTTAGATCCGTATTCAAATACACTTACTGTACCAGCAGCAGAAGCACCGGCTGGCATAGCATCAACAGTTACTGTCTTAGCATCGAAATCAACAGTAACTACTTTACAATCTCCAAGAGACTGATCAGCAGAATTGAAAAGCTCAATTCTCATATTTTCAGCTCCTCCCCATACTCCAGATGACCACTCACCTGCAGAGATAGAAAGAACATTACCGGAAGCTGTAGCAGTAGCAAGTCCAGACTGTCCGTAGAAAAGACGGATTTCAAGTTTTTTAGCCATAGAATCCATCATAGCTTGGAAGATATACTTAGTAGCTTCTTCAAAAGCTCTTTCACCAGCAGAATCAGAAGCAAACATTGTATCAAAAGCCAATGCTGATCTGAGTACCATCTGATAACCACGAATTGAAGCTTGCTTAATTACACCAGAAATAGGTGGGTTAAGAGCAAAAGCTCCTTCATCTGGCTCAGCAAAGCTTACGCCATGCTCCATACCAAGAATTACTGATTGGTTATAATCAGCACCCGGACGCTTTTCTTTCTTAACGAATTTAATAGCGTTAAGAAGTTTTGTTCCATCTGGGATTAAGTTTTCAAGTTTACCATCGTAAACTTTTTTGTACAAACCGTTAAGGTTGTCTAATGTGTTAGCTGTTCCACTCATAAAAATTTTCCTTTATTTTAATTATTTTCTAAAACTTACAACAATACAAACGTCTGTTAGTCCAGTAGCATCCAATGTTACAGAAACAATGTTTCCTGAAACAACAGGAGCTGCAGAAATTCCAGCATTTGATCCAGTAGCACGATTTACAATTTGAACTTTTTCGCATGATTTAATTGGTTCTTTTAAATCAATAGAAACTGTTCTAGTAGCTAGTACTCCAGAAAAAGATACTAGAGAAGGGGCTTCAGATGTTTGAGCAACAAGATTAGCCTTAAGTAGTAGCTCGTCTTGGTCGATTCTTAATTCTTCAATTTTTGAATCTTTAGAAAGTGTTGACATAATTTTTCCTTTTATACATTATTATTTTATTTTTTTTTGAATATTACTACTACAGTGTTGATGTCTTAAGGGCTATTTGCTTGCTTAAGAGTCGTAACAGTTCGCAATTACTCAAATATATTTGTTAAACACCTAGAGATTTAAAAAAGTCCTTAGCTTTGATTTTTTTAACTTCGTCACTTTTTTTACTGGAAGAACCAGTGTCTTGTGTTTTAAGTGGTGCTTTTGGAGCACTATCTTTAGGCTTAACTGATTGAATTTGCTTGTTTCTTATTTGACGAATTCTTTCTTTAGAAACTAACATTTCTACTTCGTCGTCATTTAGTACACCAAGCATTTCAGATAGATCTTTCTTATATTGCTGTTTTACAAAAGGAATTATATCATTAATCGATAGATTGATCCCATTAGCGTAAGCTATATAAGCTAAGTCTGCTATTTTCTTAGAAATATAAGTAGATTTTGGTAGTTGACCAATTTCAATTGCTTGTACAATTTCATTTTCTAATTCAATAGCGGCTTCTTGTTCAAGTCTAGCCTGTTCTTGTTCTCTTCTTTCTTCTTCTATAGCAGCTTTTTCAGCAAGAAGTGCTTCGTACTTTTTAGCCAGTTCTTCTTTTTCTTTTTGCTCTGGAGTTTTCTGACTCTCTTCTAAATCTTCTTTTAGAATAGCTTCAGCCAATTGTCTTTTTTGTTCTTTACTAAGATTAAACTCAGGATTCATTATTACCGAAAGAGGATTGCTAGTAAACTGCTCTAAAAATTCAGAAACATCTTCTTGAATTTCTTGTAATTGTTTTGCAGTAATTGCTCTTTCTTGAAAAGCTTGATGAGCAGCTTTTTCCATTTGTAAAGCTTTTGAGATTCTTTCTTTGTCTCTAAGATTTACTTTTTCTTTAATTTCTTTACCGTTTACTTTAAGTACGAACTCTTCAATCTGCTCTTCCGTAGGACTAGCAGATGCTTCTGTTTCCATAGATTCTTGATCTAAATTTACGTCTTGAGAATCTGTTGATAAATCGCCTACTTCTGATGTGTTTTCTGACATATAATACCTTTTACGCCCCTAAGGGTAGCTTAAAGTTAAAGCATCGCATCATTGCGGTAGCTTTTTATGTACATTTGTTATTTGTAACCCATTATTTTCTTTCTTCTTTCCATTTCATTTCTGTAGTCAAATTTGTTGTCACCTAACTCTACATCTGGAGATTCTTGCTCTCCTAAATTATCTTTTTCATTTAGTATTTCATATACATCTTTTCCAGCTAGAGCTATATCAGACAAAGGAGTAGGATCTACTGCGGAAGCTGCTTCTAATGCTGCTCCAACCTTATCTCCTCTTTCTAAAGCCTCTGCGGAAGATGCTGCACCTAGCCCAGCTCCTATAATTGGAATAGCCTTTGTAGCTCTTTTGCCCAGTGCTCCAAGTATTCTTTTAAATTTACCCATTCTCTGCATTTTTGCTACTTCTTTACCAACTGGAGAATTTGGGGAGTGTAGATTAGTAACTTTCTCATCAAACATTATTGGAGCATTTGGTGGATATTTTTTCATCATTTGTTTATTTTTTACAAAATCCTCTCCCGACATATCATCGGTAGGATTTGAAGCTAAATTAGGCTTCATGTCTATAACTTTAGTCTTATTGTCATCTTTTTCTTGTAAATGCTTTTCTAACATTTCAGCAAAATCGTCCATTCCTTCGTCAAACTCTGACGCTCCTTCTGCATCCCTGAGAGGTTGATCTTTATATTTTTCAGACATTGATGCACTGGCTTTTTTAGAGATTATTCTACTAGGGTTTATAGACGTTTTCATAAGTTCCTTTATTTTTTCTTTTTGTAGTTTTTTAATTGATCTAACATTATATCCGAAGGACTTGGACCACCGGGCATGGCAGAGTATTTATCTTCTAACATTAACTTTTCAATTTCTTCTGGATCTTTTATAGCTAATCTATTCTTTACTTCTAAGGCAGTGTCTGATATTCCTGTAGGATCTATAGCAGAAGCTAAATTCAAACCAGCACCCATTGCATCGCCAGATTTCAGAGAATATCCTGCAGCAATTGAAGTCCCTACTGGACCTAGTATAGACAATAATCTTCTGAATGGACTTGGGGCTTTTAGATTCAATTTTTTACTTTGTTTTTTAATTTCTTTAATAACTTTGTCATTTTCTGGTAAATCTTTTACTTCCCTAGCTAACTCGGAGGTTTCGTAAATATCTCCATAATGATGCCCGGGTTTAAAAGGATCGTCAGTTTTGGAATAAAATCCGGGTCTAATTAAATCGTCTACTGAGTGCTTAAGCTCATGTCCAGCAGAGCTAATTCCTTGTAATTTACCTAAATCGTCCCACTTATTCCTTACTACAACTTCTTTAGGGTTTTTTCTACTTTTTCCCGTATCTACGTTAGTTTGATATCCTAACAACCCTCTTAGATTTTTTGCAAATTCTTTTGATTTTGGATATCTTGTTTCTCCGGGATCTACTACGTATCTGTCTCCGGGAGTTGGATCATTTTGATATACGTCATTTAATATATCTTCTAGATTTTTAGAAAGATTAGCTCCTGACTTTTCGTATTTTACGGAACCTAATGCTTTATCAATTAAATCACCCGGTTCATACCCTAATTCGATTGCTTTTCTTAGCATCTCTTCTGATGTTACGGTAGGATTATTTGCTACATAAGTTATTAATTTAGAAATCCCTGCCGCATCTGCTTTTTTCATATCTATTGATTAGGCACTGAGGTGGTTGGTAAATTTTCAAAAGGTTCTGGTGGAGTTGCTGGTTTAGGAACTCCCGGCATCATTTGACCTTGAGTTTGTTCCGACCCTTCTGCTACCTGAGCTATAGGAGACTGACCCTCTGAATTTTGTTGTGGTTGATTTACAGTTTCCGGAGCTGGAGCCATTGCCGGATTTGGAGGAAGTTGTTGTTGATTTGTCATAATTAATACAGCAGGATCTGTACTTCTTGCAAATTCAATATGCTCTTGTAAGTGCGCAAATATCACAGCACTTTTTTCTTCATCTAATCTGATATCTATATCATTTAATATAGTTCTATGCCTTAATATATGCTCTTTGTGATCGTCAATTACCAATGCTGGAACTGCTGTTCCTTTCATAAGCCTTTCATTTTCAGCTTGTATTAAGTTTGACTGATCTACTGGACTTTCCATCATCCCATCTAATCTTCCAGTATTAATAACCTGAGCATATTGCTGTATCGAGAATTCTTCAGGCTTCATTTGCATTAACTGTTCTGCCATCTGCACTCTTCCGGCAGTGGTACGAGCTAGAGGATTGCCAACATCTACAATTACTCTATTAATCTGATCTATGTCAGTGCCTTTAAACTCTACTAAGTATTGCTTATTATTAACACCTACAATAGATGCAACTCTTGGTGCAGTAGCATAGTCTTGTAGTATTTCTAACACAGCTACTCCCAAATCCTCTACTAATTGAACATATTGATTTTGAAGACCTGATTGAAATTGGATAGCCATGGACTGAACTAAAGCTAGAGAGTTTCCTGATCTTAGATTTTGTGCTGGATCTGGTGTTCCTCTTGTTACGGAGTTAATACCAGATAATTGTTCCATCTTACCTTCTAGAATACTTAAAAAACTAAAAGTCTCTTGAGAGGTTCCTAGTAGATTTAATGGTTCTGGTTTTTCTGTTCCCTGAATAATATTTAATCCACCACCAAGATTCGTAATGTCTATATTAGAGCCTGATCTTACAAATAAGTTCTGTGTTGCAAAAGCTATATTGTTTGACATTATGGCAGAATATAGATGGTTGATACCTTCCTGCAAAGGTAGTAAGTCAAATAGATTAGAATAGCCAAAAGCTGTTCCTAATATCTCATTTGGACTCATTCTAAAAATAGGAATTCTTCTATATGGCAAAGCTTGATCGTGAATAATTATGTCTTCTGCTAAAAATACAAGTTCTCTGCCTTCTGGCATAGCGTCTGTTTTTTTATGATACATTGTCCACACTTCAACGTCATCAGATTCCACTTTTCTAAATACTTGCAAAGAGTATCTATCTTTTGAAGTTTTAGTATCTAACGCTAGTATTTTTTCTTCAAATTCTGGGTACTTAGCAGCCAAGTCAAACTTATTCTTGTAAGTTCTTATTAGTAACCAATCGTGATTATTATCTTCTCTATTAACGTCAAATACTACGTCGAAAGGTGACAAGTTTGTAAACTTCAAATCCCCTTCGTGTATTTTTTCTCCAGTTTCCTCATCTTCGTCTACGCTTTTTCCAGCAGTAGCGTCCCATTCAATCTTTACATAACCAGCACCTAGTACTACCGCTAGTTCTACTGCCTTATTTATGTATCGTTCTAGACGTTTTTCACGCATGTAATAGTCTAATAGACCATTCGCTAGAGTTACTTGTGCGTTTGTCTTATAATCTCCATTAGCAGCTCTAGCCTCCATAGAAGGACGACTGGAAGTAGTCATAACGTACATGTGTTGTGCTAAGTTTCTTATATGGTTTACTGGTAATTGAGCAAGTTCTCCTTGTTCTCCAGCAAAAGTGATAGTATGTCCGGAATTTGTGTCGGTATAATATGCACCGTGGTAGGTTGACCAGCACGTTCTTAGTTTTTCTAAGTAGCCATTTGTGGTAAGAGTATCTTTCCAGTCCGTAGCTTTCTCTAACAGGACTGAAGCTGTATCTTTTCCATCTCTAGCTGCAAAATATGTTAACTTAGCCATTTAACCCTCTACCATTATTTGTTTAATTCTTCTTGTAACTAAACATACTTATAAGATGATCCTCAAATTTAGTCCTATCAGATCCATTCATTCTAAAAGAAGAGTCTCCATTAATCATACCATATCCTTTAGGATAAGGATTACGAGTATACGCTATGTTACGTACTAAGTAAGCTAGTGAATCAATTAAATCGTAGTGACCGCCATCTAAAGAACGGTCATACTCTGTTTTATTTTTATTCCATGTGGCATTTTTTAAATGAAAAATCAACTGTTTACACTTTGGATTAATAACTAGTCGTTCTTCAGCTATTAATATTCTTATCTGGTTTATCCAAGCATGTTTGTTATCTTTAGCTGTTGGTATAAAGTTTATACCATAATCTATATTAAGGTCATTAAGTAAAATCAAGTTGTTATTATCAGAAACTCTTAAAAATGGTTTTTTTAATCCCCACAATTCAGTTTCTGTTTTTTTAACCGAAGCTGCTAAATTAGCCGTAGTGAAAGACTTTCCTCTAAATGTTGCCTCATCCTCTATCACGATCTTGCCAGTAATAAAATCATAATAAGCATATAAAATACCTGTCAAATCTTTAACTCCGATATCCATAGAAACATAACAATCGTAATACGGAGGTTTTTGGTAGTTTTTTACTATATGTTTGAGAGTTTCGTCATTAGCTTCTGGTATAACCGCATGGTCTTCATCGGTTATCATTATATTCAGATACTCTCTTTTAAAGTCTACAGAATCATATCCACCAACTTCTTCAGCAAATCCATCGATATCTTCTTTTGTATATCTAGGACATTGGTAAATATCTCTATTTATTAGTGTTTCTTTGAATTCAGCTTCTTTAACTATTGACCAAAACTCATGACCTTGGGATCTTGGTAGAGTTGATATCAAAAGCATTGGTCCTTTTGTGGAGTTTAGCTTAGGATATAAAACTGATTTTAAACCGTACTTTAAATCGTTCATGAATCCGCACTCGTCGATTATTATCATGTGAGCTTTTGGACCTCGGGCAGACTCTATTTCTTCAGCATTAAATCCGTACAGTTCTAATTTACTTTTAGTAGATGGGAATATATATGAAGAAGAATCTCTATCGAACTTGGGTTTTAAATCTTGAGGACATGATTTGAATATTTCTTCGAAAGTGGACTTTACGATCTTTTTGCCCTGTTTAAGTCTTGGAGCAACATAACATATAGTGATGTTGTTACGACACATTAACTCTTCTACTGCTATACCTAATGCACCGAAACTTTTTCCAGACTGTCTGGAGAATAGTGCTACGTGAGTTTTTCTTTTTTTACTTTTTAACTGATCTCTGAGTATTTTTTGATTAGAATCCAATAGAAAATCGGTAATTTTACCTTTTCTCCAAAGTATTTCTCTAGCTTGTTGTGGTGTTATTGAAAGAGGTAGATCATTGTTCTGCATTGTCATCTACAACCTGTAAAGCAAGCTGTAACAATTGATCATTTGTCAACTTGGATTCTTTTTTAGAAGACTTTTTATCCTCTACTACAGATTTCCCTCTTATTAACATTAAGCTCTTAACGTATATCTCAAAAGCTTTAACTTCATTAAACTCTAGTGGTGCTCTTTTAGCTGCTTGATACAGTCTACTAATCTCTAGTTTACAAAGTTCTTCTTCGTTAGTCCCTACTGCAATCGGGCTTTCAGTAAACTTAGCGATGTCTTCCAGATGTCTTAGTTTACTCTTAGTAACCTCTAAGTCTTCCTGTAGTTTTAGATTAGTTGATGTGAGTTTAGAGGCGTACTCTCTGAGTTCTTTGTTTTCGTTAACTATATCTTTAATATCGTCAGCAGAGTATAGTTTCATATTACCTTCTAGCAAATCCTACAGCGGCTTTTATAGAGTCATTCTGCTTTTGGACATTTTCTACGTCAGAAGTAAGTGATTTAATCTTACCTTCTAACTCTTTGGTAGACTTATTTAGTATTTCTATCATCTCTTTGTTAATTTGCTTCTGTTCGATTACTTTTAGACATAGTAAATAGGCTAAGATAGCGATAAGACATAGCGCATCTGCAAAGGAACCTGAAAATGCTATTATTCGTGTTATGAAGAGACAAAGGAGTACGAAGATAAGCTGTAAACTTTTCATTAATCACCTATGTAAAAAGAGACATTGTGTTAATTGCTCGTTCTATTATAACATGCTCCACTAGGAGTAGCCAAACTTACGTTGTCTCAAGTATATTTGTTACTTTTAAAAAATAATTTGCAGCTTTTTAAAACTTAAGTGTATAATACAATTACTATACAGTATACGCAATTTTCGCAGCGAGATTAAACGAGCTGCGATACGTATATTAGTATAACTCAATAGTATACTAATCTTCGTATATTTATGTTTTCTACCCCATTACTAAATAGTTAATTTTATTGGTGACGCAAAGCATCTTTAAAGATAAATAATAACAACTGTACATAATGGAGGTTTTTTTTATGATAACATTTAAAAGAAACGAAAACAAGCAATTAAGCAAGCATTTTAACAGTAAAGAATTTGAGTGTAAATGTGGAAAATGCGACAACCAGATAATTTCCGAAAAACTAATAGAAAAACTTGAGCAAATTAGAACACAATATGGTCAACCTTTGGTTATAAACTCTGGCTATAGATGTCCAGATCACAATAAGGCTATCGGGAGCCACCCTTCAAGTACTCACACGCAAGGATTAGCTGCTGATATTGCTCCAAAAATAATTACAGTAGACAGCTTGGATGCAGTATATGAATTGTGTTATGATATATTTGATAACATTGGTGATGGTAGATCTAAAAGGTTCATTCACGTAGATGTGAGAGATCCTAAACCAAATGGCAAAAGAAAGTGGTTATACTAATGAAAAAAGGTAGAATGAATAACCTGTATGAAAAAATAGCAAAGAAAACAGGCTTGAGTAAACACGATATAAATGGTATACTCAAAGTTACTAGTTACGAATTAGTAGAAATCTTAAAAGAAGAACAAAGATTTTACTGGGATGGACTTGGTTTATTCTTTGTAAACATAAAAGATACTGGACTATCTGTTAGAATAAAGCTTTCCGAAGAAACGTATGAACGATTAAATATTAAGAAGGAAAAATCTGATGAAATTATATTTGAATGATAAACAAAAATCTTACTTATTAGAAATCCTTAGAGCTTCAGAGAATAACGCTGTAAATGGTAAAGATCTGGAGTTAGCACAAGCTTTTAATAACCTATATACAAAAATAAAACCCGATAACGCTGCTTTTGTTTCTCTAAAAAGAGATGAAGCAGATACAGTGGTTGAATTTTGTGAAATTGTTAGACAATCCCTCGATAAAGCCGCTAATTTCTTAGAAAGCAATGCAGACAAAACAGAAGAAGAAAAAGAAGAATTAAGAGGACAGATAAATACTGCTAGAGAAGAAATAGATGGTATAATTACTCAATTGATGGAAAAAATTAGGAGTAATCCTGTATGATATCTTTAAACAGGTTTATAGCAGACCGTGAATCAGAAGATTCTGAGACAATTGAAAACTCTGCAGATAAAATTTGGTTTAAATTTGAAAGTCCGTCCGGATTTTTCTACAGTCCTTTTATAAAAAGTAAACAAGTAGTTAAATATTTTGAAAATGCAGAAGTTTTAGCTAATTCATTAGGTAAAAAAGATGACTATGAAATACAAACGAATAATCTTGCTTTAGTTTATGAGAAAAATAATCCGAACTCCTCACCGGAAATTCTTCCAAATGGAGTATATTTTCATGAATATGGAGGAGGAGGGCTTCCTGAAAGATTGTCTCCAATGGATTTAAGAGATGATAATTATGTAAATATAATGAATAGTTTAGATTCTTTAGATGAAAGCATCGAGGATTTTTCTAACAATAAAGAACTATATGAAGACACTAAAACTAACTATAAACTAGGAGTCTTATTATTTGGTCCTCCGGGAACTGGAAAAACCAGCTACATGAGAGAATTTATTAGAAAGAAAAAAGATGCTGTAGTTATTTTCATGGATGCGGTTCCTTCTAGAAAATTCTTACAAAAATTAGAGTCTTCCACTAAGAATAGATTAAAAATATTAGTATTCGAAGAAGCAGTTTCTTTGCTAGAAGACAGTGATGACATTAGAAGTATGTTAGATTTCCTAGACGGATCTAAGTCAATTTCCAATGCTATATACTTCTTATCTACTAACTACCCAGAAGCTATTCCTGAAAACGTAGTTAGAAATGGAAGGATTGATTTGTTTGTAAGAGTTGACTTTCCAAATATAGAAGCAAGAAAAAAACTAATTAACTTATATTTAAAAAGAGAAGCTACTGAAGATGAGCTTAAATTGACAGAAAATATGCCAATTGTTGATATTCGTGAAATTTGTTTTTGTCATAAGAAAACCTTTAAATCTCTACCAGAGTGTGCTAAAATAATTGAAGAAAAAAACAAAATGCTGAAAAAACATTTTGGTAAATCGAGAGAAATTAGACTTAATTAATATCTAAAGGTGGTGGAAGTGAATAAGTCGAATAAACTATTATCCGAAATAGTTGCCTATAGAACCTATGCTAAGCACTTAAAGGCGATAAATAGAAGAGAAAGTTTAGAAGAGACTATAAACAGAAACCTTACCATGTACTTAGAAAAATATCCAAAGTTAAGCAGGGATATAATTAAAGCATTTAAACAGGTCCACGACTTTAATGTAATGCCATCAATGAGATCATTACAATTTGGAGGAGAGGCTATTCTAAGAAACAATGTAAGATTATTCAATTGCTCCTTTGCCAACATCACATATCCTAGAATTTTCGCAGAATCGTTATTTCTATTACTATCTGGAACAGGATTTGGATATTCTGTACAGAAGCATCATATTGAGCAATTACCAAGCATTAGAACTCCAAAAGAAGAAGGAATTTACGTAGTTCACGATTCTATTGAAGGATGGGCGGAAGCACTTAATCAACTCATGTCTGCTTATTTTTTTGGAGCAATTAGACCTATTTTTGATTTTTCTAGAGTTAGACAAAAAGGATCATATTTAGTAACTACTGGAGCAAAAGCCCCCGGACCAGAACCTCTTAAAAATATGCTTGTTAAGGTTGAGGAGATGTTAAGATCTTCTCAAGGTAGAAAATTAAAATCTTTAGAAGTTCATGATGTTATATGTTTAGTTGCTGATTGTGTTCTATCTGGAGGAATTCGTAGAGCCGCTTTAATATCTCTTTTTGATAGAAATGATACAGCAATGTTAACTTCTAAACATGGCAACTGGTGGGAAAAGCACCCTCACAGAGCTAGGGCTAATAATTCAGCAGTACTTCCTAGACAAGATACGACTTTTGAAGAGTTTAAAAATGTATACGACATGTGTATTGCTTCAAATGCTGGGGAACCCGGATTTTTTTGGACCAATAATGTAGAATGGGGAACAAATCCTTGCGCAGAAATCGGGTTACAATCAAATCAATTTTGTAACCTAACAACTACTAATCTAACAGGTATAAAAAATGAAAAAGACTTTGAGAATAGAGTCTACGCTGCTTCTTTGCTTGGAACGTTGCAAGCAGGTTTCACAGATTTCCCATATCTCTCCGAGAAATGGAGAACTGTTACGGAAAACGAGGCACTTATTGGGTGTAGCTTCACAGGAATTGCAGACGCTAGTGGACTCACAGGAGATCAATTACAAAAGGCAGCGAAACTCGTACTCGAAGTCAATGAAAAATATTCAAAAAAAATTGGAATTAATCAAGCAGCAAGAGCAACAGCAATTAAACCAGAAGGAACAGCCAGTTGTGTACTCGGGTCCAGTTCAGGAATTCACGCTAGACATTCAGAGTATTATCTCAGACGAGTCAGAATGAATAAAGATGATGAACTTACTAGATACTTATCTAGAACAATACCGGAATTGATAGAAAATGATATTTTTTCTTCAAGTGGCGTAGTAGTTACTATTCCTCAAGAATCCCCAGCAGGAGCCATAACTAGACATAAAGAAACTGCCACAAATCTTTTCGAAAGAGTCAAACACTATTACAATAATTGGGTATTACCGGGGCATAGGACTGGGGATAATACTCATAATATTAGCTGCACTATAAATTACAAACCAGAAGAAGCTGCTTTGTTATTAGAGCAATTATGGAGAGATAGATTTGAGTATGCTGCGGTAAGTCTATTGCCGTTTTCAGATGCTGTATATCAACAAGCTCCTTTTGAAGATTGTAATAGAGAGACATTTGATAAATACAATAAAATAGTACAAGATATTGATTTGACTAAAATTCTAGAATTAGAAGATAATACTAATAGAGTAGAACAAGTCGCTTGCAGTGGCGGTCTTTGTGAAATTACCTAAAAGGATGTATAATGAAATTGTGGGTATTGGTTCTAACTTTAGGAAAATACAATATAGAGCATAAGTATCTATTTTTATATAAGAAAAACTGTGAAACTGTAGGTAAAACTTTTTTAAATAAAAGAAATACAAATAAATACAGATGTTATCAGAAAGAAGTTAAAATAAATGAACAAAAAAAGTATCGTTAAACTTACTCAAGAATCAGAAAACTTAGTATACACCTGCTTAGAGGACGTTGAGTACCTCATACAGCTACATGCGGAACTTGGTTATTACGAAATGGAAGCATTTTTAGAAAAATCAATAGCAAATAAAGTGCAGCGAAGTTTAGATAAGAGAGGATTCTATTGTAATATAATGAAATTTAAAGCACTACCTAACGAAGTAAGGATATACGTATCATGGATATCAAGTCTTTGATTCTTTTTGCGCTTTTCTTTTTGAGCGCATTCTTTGTCGATTATATTCCTTATAACAATCCGGACACTGCTTTCCATTCCACATTCTTCCAGACTCATCAACAAATCTTGTTGTATCTTTTCTGATCACTGGCTCTTTAGCCTTATCACTATTACAAATTTTACAAATCATACTTGTATCTCCTATGTACATTTGTTATACTACTAATGGGGGTAAATGGGGGATATTATGGTTAATGTTTTAAAGTATAAATCAGCAAAAACTAGAAGTTTAGGAATAATATTATATATAAATAACCCAAATGGATTTTTTCTAGAAATAAAACTAGGCAAAACTACTTGGATTTTAGGATTTTAAATGTTTGATAGAAAATTCTTAACATTTAGAATAAAAACAGGAACTACTTACGTGGTAGTACCTGATGTAGAATTAGTGTATTGGATAGATTACGATGAGTACAGTTTCAATAGTCTATATGATATAGAAAGTTTTCAGTTAAGCGAACTAATAGTACCAGCTTGGGCGAATTGTTTTAAAGAAAAAATAAAAGAATTTATATTTAACAATACTTTACTAATCAGCAATAAAAGAACAAAGTCGGTGGTAGATGTTGACTAATGGTTGTAAGTTCTGCAGCACTATCTGCGGAATGCCTCACTGTCCTTACAAAAAGGAGACACTTAATGGTAAACATGTTGATAACTTTATACTCAGCTTTTTATGGAATAAACTCAGAGTTATCTTTTCAAGTAGCAAGAATTGAAAGTGGAATGAATCCTCTGGCAATATCCAGAACAAACGATGGAGGACTTTACCAGCTAAATAGAAAATATCACAAATTTCATAATCCGGACCTAATATTTGACATTAATTATAATATACCAAAAGCATTGTACACTTTAAAGGAACTTAAAAAAGGATGTTCTCATAAATTAAATAATACTTATGTTCTGTGTTATAATATGGGAATTAGAGGTGCTAAGAATATAAAGCATCCTCTAAAACACAGATACTACAAAAAAACCAATTTATTTTGGAGATTATAATGAAAGTGTATGTAGCATGTTTAGTTGATTTAGATAATACTCACATAGTCGGAGTTTATACGAGCGAAGATGTAGCCTTATCTAAACTGGATAAGGCGATGGACGAATTATTTTTTACCAACGATGACTTCGGAGTGCAACCATTTATACAAGAAGCATATGTAGACGATATTGAAAATGACAATTACTTATAGAGGAAAATAAAATGTTTTTTGCTAAACTGAAAACACCTGAACAAATTAAAAAAGAACTTGACGAGTATGTCATTGGGCATGACAAAGCTAAGAAATCATTAGCCGTTGCTGCCTATAATCATTTCAAAAGAATGAACGGTAGTAAGATCAAAAAAAGTAACGTAATTTTAATAGGTCCCACAGGATGCGGAAAAACGTATCTTGTTTCTAATCTGGCAAAGATATTAGACGTACACTTTCTATCCTCAGATGCTACACAATTTACTGCATCTGGCTACACTGGAAGAAGTGTAGAATCTCTATTATCTGATATGTACGATCTTTGTGAAAATAGCAAAAAGAAAGCTCAGCAATCTATTATCTATATTGATGAGATAGATAAAATTAAAAAGAACTCTACGGCATCTGGACCTGATATAAATGGGTTAGGGGTACAACAATCGTTACTAAAGCTACTAGAAGGATCGGATGTTTCTTTTGCTTCGAAAGGCTCTTTAAGTGAAGAATATGATAACACAATAAATACTTCTAATATAATGTTTATATGCTCTGGAGCTTTTGTTGGACTACAAGATACTACGATTAAAAGTTTAGTGGATTTTGGTATGATACCTGAGTTCTTAGGAAGATTCAGCATAATAACTCAATTACAAGATCTGACTTTGCCAGACTATAAGAAAATCCTTACAGATTCTAAAGGATCTATTTTAAATTCTTATAAAGAATGGTTTTTAAGTGAAGGTATAGAATTTGTAATAGAAGATTCTGCTATAAATATGGTGGCTCATAAGGCTATAGAAAAAGGATTAGGAGCCAGAGGATTACATAGTATATTAGACGAAACTTTAATAAATGCACAATTTCAAGCACCCAGTTTAGAAAAAAGACCAAAACAGTTTATACTAAATGCAGACGTAGTAATAACTGGAAAACCTAAGTGGATTTTATGAACAATGCTAACCTACCTCCAATTTATGTATATGTCTGGGATTACTTCCTCTTTGACTGCGATAGCTCAAAAGAAGGTAAGACTGGAGGTCATTTAGTATCTGTTAGAGCTAGATCAAATCAAGCCCTTCAATTTACCGTCTTGTTGGACAATGGTGCTCTTTTTACTGGACTACCTGCACATGCTATAACTTTTTGCGAAGACCTTACTAATGGCAAATTACAGCTTTCTGATGCTCAGATGTGGGATTGTGTAAGCGATGATATTGATGTATTTTGTATGGAAAGTTTAAGATATGCTGAGTGTGAAGTAATACCTAATATGATTGAGCCAAAAAGTGGGATATACTTATTCACAATAGATTTTGTTGGAGAAGGGTATTCTAGGCATCCAACTCATTGGAAACAACTACATGCAGTACAGACTATAGACGGGTATTTCATGTTATACCCACAGTACAGAGTTAGGTTTATAGACGATGCTTTATCTGAAGATATTGACATACTTCCTAAATATAAAGCAAACACAAAACAATGGATAGTAGGCTCATGAAAGACTTTACTCTTGGAACTTTAATTGCTTGTTTATCTTTAGCATTTTTGGCTGGGTTTATAACCTGTCACAAACTATATACAAACAACCAAGATGGTATTCTTAGGATTAAAAAATGATATCTATAATGTTGGGAGGCTTAACTCACCACTATGTAGGATCTAACTTGAATTACTGCAACAAAATAAACAATTTTGGCTCAATTGCAAACCCATATGTGGTAGTAATGGCTGGGAATAAGAATTCAAAAATAGGCTTAATCACTGGAAAAGATTCAGTTTGTGCGAACATAGTAGGTCCCATAAGTTCTTTTTATATAAAAGAAAATTTAGATGTCATTGTAGGGGGATACAATGTCAATCGTGCAGAGTTTAAAGAAAGGGAAATCCAACCCTTCTCTATAAGTGGATTTACTCCAGTACTAGGTATAAATTATAAAATACCTATTACTAAGAATATATCTGTAAATAACTTAGTTTCTTTTGGAATAATAACACAATCAATTGGAATAAATTTTTGAGGTTTTATGATTGGAGATTCTACTGTATACTGCTTAAATAGTGCAGCGGTTGGAGATTTGATAGCAGCAGCTCCTAGTGTTAAATACGCTATAGATAATTTCCATAAAAAATCTGATTACAGGGTTGCAATTTATGATGATTTTAAATGCCTATATCCATTTGTTTCAGCAGAAAAATTTATAGAAGTAAAAGCTGAATATGATAAAAATTTTACCGTTAGACACTTAAACATGTTATCAGTTGGAGGAAGAGTATGTAAGCTTACTCCTTCTAGATTAAAATTAACATCATATGCTTCTGTTGGGTTATTAGGTAGAGTTCTAAAAGATTATGAAGCAAAATATATAGCACTACCAGAAGTTCCAATTTACGGTTATGGAGTAGACTTCTCTAAAGCTGTAATATTAATAACTACTTATAGAGATAAACAAAGAACTATACTTGCACCAGAACTAACAAAAATTGCTGAGTATATTCAGTCAAGAGGTTTAATACCTGTTTACGTTGGTAAGGTTGGTGCTATTAGTATTTGGAAAAATAACTTAGCTAAAACAGATTTTGAATATCCGGGATTTGGAGTTGACTTAAGAGATAAAACTACTTTTTTAGAATTAGCAACAATTATGAAGAATTCTAGAGCAGTAGTTGGAATGGACTCAGGACCTATACATTTAGCATATACCACCGATGTCCCTGTCGCATGTGGATATACTACCGTTTCTCCAGAATATAGAATACCATACAGGGGAACTGTAAGAACAGAGGCTATTACTCCAGAAGTTAAGTGTAGGTTTTGCGAATCTGATTGGTCTTTAAATACTTGGAATTTCAATCATTGTCCTAGAAAATTGGAACTAGCAGAATGTGTTACTGAAATGAGTGCTGGTAAATTTATAGATGCGTTACACCGACTAGGAGTATTTTTATGATTGGTTACATCGGTAGTATATTGCTTGCAGTGTGTGGAGCACCTCAAGCTATACTCTCAATAAAACAAGGACATAGCAAGGGTATTTCTTTTTACTTCTTATTACTGTGGAGTTTGGGTGAAGTTTTTACACTAATGTATATTCTACCAAAAGAAGATAAGCCATTGCTTTTGAACTATGTTTCTAATATAATATTCTTAGCAGTAATATGGAAGTACAAATTATTTCCGAGGAATTAGCATGGATTTTTTAAAAAAAATTAGAACACCTTTACTAGTAGGAATATTAGCATTCTTAGCCGGTAGATTTTTAACTGAACCTAAAACTAAGATAGTAGAGAAAGAAAAAATAGTATACAAAGAGAAAAAAGAAGAAAAGACAGATACGAGAATTGTTACTAGGAGAAGAGAAGAAAAAAAACCAGACGGAACAGTTATAACAGATACTACTACCAGTGAAGAATCTAAAACAGAAACAAAGACTGACATTATAGTATCTAAAGAGAAATCTAAGACCTCAGAGCGTGGATCTGGAGTAATTGTCGGTGCTATGATTATGGATGACTTAGATGACATTAATAGTAAAGATCATTATGGAGTTATGGTAGCAGTGCCATTAAGTAATAGGTCCTATATATTTAGTACAGTAGACTTAGAAAAAAGGTTTGGAATAGGTTTAGCATTGGAGTTTTAATGAGTAAGTATTTTGACAAATGGGGAAGACTTCACCATAAGCCATGTATTAATGGTACGCCAAGTGGTAACAATGGGTGGATTTATTCTGCTTATGCTGATAAAATGGGAATTGCTTTAGATAAAGATAAGTTAGAGGTATGTTTTTTAGATTGTATTAGAAATAATAAATTTCATAGACATCCACTTACTGTAAATTCAAGCGTTCCAATGTCTAGAGATGAGATACTTGGAGCCGCTGGATTAAAATTATTAAAGAAGCAAGATTTAGTTGGTTGGAACTTTAGTCCGTACCCAATTCCACGATTTTCTTTGTTAACTACAATAAGACAACTATTAGAACTTAGAGGTAAACATAGAAATTATTTGTGGCAAAATAATATGAATCAAGTATATAGATTTGCTTTTTCTGTGCCTTTACAAGACCGAGCTTTTTTGCTAGAATGTTGGGGCGAGACAAATAGCTTGCGTTATTTATTTTATAAAGGAATTGCTAAATTAGATGCTAAATTTGCAAAGCCTAAGAATGGAATTCATTGGTTAAAATATGGCGGAGAAGAAAGAAAGAAAATAATGCAGGAAGAGTTTCCAGAAGATCATCCTTTGAGATGTGTATAATTTTATGATATAATAATGTTAAGAGAGGTGTTATATGAAAAAATTTTCAAAAATTAATGGAAAAGCGACTAGACTAAAAAAACCATTAACATTCGGAACAGTGGATTTTATTTTAAAAAATGCAGGTAAACTAACTTCTAAAAGTATAGCTGCAATTATACATAGACCAATTAAGACAGTACAAAGCGTAGCCTCCCGCTTTAAAGTAAGTCTTAAAACGCTATAACCTCCTAGGTCTGGTGTCACATACCTTGCTTACGTCTGAGCGTAGGCTTACTAGTAAAAGTTGTGAGGTGGCGGCTCGCTTTTTATAATATGGGAGTAATTATGGCTAGGGGATTTACAATAAGAAAAGGTCCTGTTTCAGTAGATATTAAATTGCTAGAAAAAAATGCAAAAATTCCAGAATACTCTAAAGATGGAGATGCTGGTTTAGATCTAACCGCTACAAGAATGTTTTCAGAAAATAATCTAATTTGCTACGGAACAGGAATAGCTCTTAAAATACCTTTTGGTCATGTAGGATTTGTATATCCAAGATCAAGTTTATCTAAATACGACTTAGTATTATGCAACCATGTTGGAGTTATTGACTCTAACTATATCGGAGAAATTATTCTTAAGTTTAGAAAAACTAAAGAGTCTCCAAATATATTCCTAGTAGGGGAGCGTATAGCTCAATTAATAATAATGCCATACCCTCAGATTAAATTTGAAGAAGTAAACTCTCTTCCAGAAACCAATAGAGGAACTGATGGCTTTGGAAGCTCTGGAGCTTAATTATGTTTGAAAAAAAAATCAAATTAACTCTATCTGGATATCTATTTACTATGTTGAACATCTACATGACAACTAATGGTAAAACTTTATTCGGAATAGGTTTTGGACTAGTAGCTTGTTATTTTTTTATAAAGTCATTATTAGTAAAGGAGTAATATGGAGATTGTAAGAACTATCGTATTGTTATGCCAATTAAATGGGGCGGGAGCTGATTCCGCATCTTTAATAGAGTTTACTGAAAAAAAACAACTTCGGTGTCAACAATATTATACGAAGTGTCTAGATGGTGGATTTCTTGGGGATTATAAGAATTTATCAAAATGCATACTACAAAGAAAATTATAGAATTTATTAAAGCTGATTTATTGAGAATGTCTTCTTATGAAAGATGGAGATTGTGTTTCCAGATAGTTCATATCATAATAACTATAGGGATACCATTTTTAGCTGTATGGTTAAACAAAAATTGGAATTAAGCTTTACTCAAGGATTTTTAATTGGAGCATTATTTAGCGTATTGTTTATGTCAGTAATTATAGACAAGCTATTTATAAGTAAAGAGTTATTTTCTGAAACAAAACGTATTTATGTAGATGGTAGAATTTATAAACTTTGCAGGGACAATTAATGTATATACTACTTTTAGTAATTTTAAATTCATCCGGAAGTTCAGTGACTACAACTTCTATAAAGTTTAATTCAGAAACAAATTGCTTAATGGCGATAAACGAGCTATTAAAATTAGAAGATCGTAATAAACTTAAAGTACAAGCAAGGTGTTTAAGGGAATGAGTTATATACTGGACTCCAAAATTTCTAACCAGTCTCCTAGTGTAAAATTAGATTTTACAGTTCGATGTGAAAGATGCTCTAATATTTTCACCCCTCCAAAAAAGGG